CCGTCACGCTCTTATAATTACTAGTCGTAGTAACCTGATTTGACTGGAAGAAATGAACACCCGAAGCCGGGAGTTCAATAACTTCTGTCAGATCGATCGATACTAATTCATCCATTCTTGCTTGGCCCACCGGAGTGTGCTTCAAGATATCAATCGGAGAATCATTACTATTGTCGGCTAATACGTCGCCAAGGGCGAACGGATGAATAACTCCGGCAAAAGCTTTTGATGCTTCATCGAACGGACGAACTGAACGACCTGCAAGACTCTGAACTGAGTTTCTGATCTGACTCAAAGAAAGAGTCGTGAAACTCGTAGTACTCGTCGCTGCAAGGGTTGTTAATACAGATGAATCAACTGAATTAGCACCGTCCGCTGTTGCACGAACGAGGGCTGAAAGCGATTCACCGAGACGATACGACATCTCACGGGCAACATTTTCAACGGTGTTGTCAATCGCCGTTGCGAGACTTAGTGAACTAAAGCTCGCGTAATCTGCGTATTCGCCAATCGTTGCTGTGGTTGTAAGGACGCTGACTTGGATGCCAGCACCCACTGTTCCTTGAGCGGTCTGACTAGTGTTAGCCGCCAGAGGAACATACATAAACCAATGTGTTTAGGTTTTAAGAATATTCTCCTATGTCACCATAGGATCGCTCTTATTGTCACCAATAAGTTCGGACTCTATCTTTGTTTCTTTCGAAACATCTTGCGTATTAGTCTCTACGGATATTCCGCGAGAATTCAAAATTCTAAGTTGCTGCCAATGGCTAGCTCGAAGTTCATTATTTGCTTCCCTCGGAAGCCTAACAAAATTCAATAAAATTTTAGCTTGTTCTCTCTTTACGACGAGATATGGTAAAATCGCAAGAAGAAGTATTTCAATATCTTTCTTCTTTAATATTCTCCACATCCAAGCGGCTTTAGTTTTCTCCGTTTCTTTCTTCGAGAGATAAACTTTCCCGCCAAAGTTTGTCTGTAACCAATCAATCAGTTGCTTACTAGTATTCTGTACAAGCATGATTGAATTGTAATTAGTGCAAGTTCCTTTTTTACCCGCACCAATTGTTAAACACCCTTCACCATCGACTATGCCCGCAAGGTAGGAATACTTTGCTTTATTAGACATATTTGCCTCCTTTCGGATATTACATTAGGCCGAAATCTTTCCTCGGTATTGTCTGATTATATCAGATATCCACCGATATAGCAAGATTATTATACGAGACGTTTTATGGTTATCTCGTATTGATTACCGCTCTTCATGGGCAGATCAAGACGTTCTGCACAAGCAACGAATGGGGTCTGCGCCTTAAGATTCTCGCGGAACTTTTTCATTTCCGCATCCAAATAGTCTTTCATTACTAAGACAAAAAGTTATCATAGTACTTCACAGTGCTCTGAGGTAGATTACTCTGTGTATTACTACTTGGAGAATAAGACATATATTTCCTTAAGAAATGGCCGATTTTGGTGTATTACACTCTTACGGTCACTTCTACTTTCTGCGCCGATTCAATAGATAATCCGATCTATTCACTTCGCTGCTGACTAAAGTACGTCAACATTACCTCACGCACGTCGGGGGAGTTCCTGATAATCCGATCAGTCTGTCCCAAATTTTTATTATGGCCGAATTTTACACTCTGGCCAATGATATGAATTTTCTCCTAAAGCCATATCAATTAAATACCAAATTCCATTCCTCCCCTTCGCAAAATCTATCGACCAATATCCGTTTAATGTATCACTAATATTCCTAGAATACTCAGTAAGTATTAACTCCGAGATATCATCTTTATTAAGTTCTTCTAATTTTTGCTCCCATAGAACGTCATTCGACATTCTTGCCGGGTGATTATTAAAGGCCGATTTCGGCCAATAGGGATGATGACAAAGAACATTACCGTCTTTAACGAAATATCGTCTTTCCTTAGTAATTGGCATATTACCAATAAAAGCCGTAAATGTCGTTTCTAAATCAAGAAACTCCCGTATAACCACCGCTTTCGGTTTTATACCAAGCATCTCCCAACGAACATTCCCCTCCTCGACCTTCAGGAAATTTGTATATAATTTCTCTTCACTATCGACATAGCAAGAGTTTTCCCAATCATGTTTTCCAGAACAGAGATCGGTTCGCATAAAAACTGGAAACCCCATCTCTCTCGCTGCTTCAAACCCTTCCAGTATGTTTGTTGTTATTAATGTTTTAGGGGTCGGAATTCCTAAATTTTCAACTTTCGGCCACCAATACAACATACTATTTTGATTCAGTTCCATTAGATATTTTTTACCATCTCTATTGCAAGATTCTCGCGGTAAATCCCGGAGACTTCTTCTACTCCTTGATATCCGAGATCAGAATAAAGACGAATGGCCGAATTTCCCTTCTCGACATAGAGATGAAGGGTTGAATCTCTATAATACTTCTCGATCTCTTTCAATAGCTGAGTCCCGGTTCCGTTCCTCCGAGCAAACGGTCTGACGAAGATATTCCATATCCAAGGATCGCCTTGATCTATGAAAGAGATCAAACCTCCATATAATCCACAAATACTATCTGCAACGAGAGTCGTCCCAGAATTCAAAGCTTCGCTAAACTGATCAAACGGACATGGTTCTGGAAAGCAGTTGAGATAAAGTTCCCAGAGAGAATCGAGATCATCTCTCGTATATCTCCGAATCATTACTGACCCCGTTTCTTCGCGGCTTGTTCTGCATAGAGAGCATCGACCTTCGCGGCAAATGTTTTATCTGTCAGTAACTTCCTTTTATAATCTTCCGAACTCATCTTATCGACATCTTTCAACGTAAATTCTACTCTAACGACCGGAGTTCCTTGATCAGATGCGGCACTTCTCGTCAATCCTGACGGAGCGTGGATTTCTACTGGCGGCGTAATGACCGGAGGGGCCGGATTCGGCACCGGAGGAATCACAGGCGGTGGGGGCGTATTGTTTACGCTCTTATCTTCTACGACCGGAGCCTTAATAATTAAATCTTCTGCCTTCAACGTGTCATAAGCTAACTGAAAATTCTCACGTACTGGAGAGAGATCATTCTTCACCATCCAATTCGTGATCATCCTGAAGTTTTCATCGCACATGAAATACTCCGGATTTGACATCGCAAAGAATTCTGCTTCCTGACGAGCTTCGATGTTCGAAAGTCTCTGTTCCTGATTATTGATCTTACTTCTGATAGCCTCTGGCTTCGCACCAAGTTGAGCTTCGATCAGTCGAGCATTTACTTCATCAAATTTCTCGGGGTCGAGAATATCTCTAGCGAACTGTGCCTTCTCTTCAAGGGTTAATTCTCTTGGCTGAAGAAGATTATTATTTTTGACCTTCGCTACGTCATTCGGAAGTTCATCTTTCTCGAATTCTCCGAGACGGACTCGCCTTGTGAGGTCACGATTCAATTGGACTAGATTTTTATTCGCATCCGCGACTTTATCAAGAACTTCCTGAACGGTTGCTCCCTTGAATATCTGCAAACCTCCGATAGGTCTGTCAAATTTATCTTTCGGCTGATATTCGTAAACGAATTCTTTCGTCTCTATGATATTTTCTTGTACTCCCATTATTCCTCCTTATTTTCTATATCTAATAATCCGGCCATCAAGTCTTGTGGCGGATCGTCTGCTCTCGGAGTTTGTGTATACTCCATCACTTCTGAATCAACCCGATTTAAAATCCCTTCATAGAACTTCGCTGCTGCTGAAGCTAATTTATGAGCATTGATGACATCATCATCTTTCACAGCTACGAGAAGGGCTGAGTTAAATTTCAGGACTTCATCTTTCATGATCTGACAGAAGAGTTTGAACCCGTCTGTATGTGTATAAGAGGCGAGGACCGCCTTCTCATTCATGCTTAATTCCATACTCCTCCTAAGAACTAAACTACTTCCGGCCCACCTTCTAATCCGGCAGGACTGCTTTCACCTTCAGTAGCTTCTTCTGAACTATCTTTACGGAATGCCTCGCGGACTAAATCCCTCTTAATTCTATTGTCCGTCGCTTGATCTTCGAGAGCACTACGATTTTGGAAATCGATTTGGGCTTTTTGTTGTTGTATTACGCCCTGAGTCTGTTGTTGTGCCGCTTGACTCTTCTGTTGTATCTTCTGCTTCATCTCTGGAGTCAAAGGCTTGATAATATCCTGAGTATTCTTCCATTCGCTCGCTTCCATCCACATCTTCAGGATCGGTTTGAAGTCGATATACTCACCATTGATCTCTGCGAGATTATTCTGGATTGTCGGGTTTTCGAAGATTTGAGTGATCAAAGTGAGAGACTGAGCCATCTGTCTTTTCGCTGCGAGACTTGCTCCGGCGAGGACTTCATATTCAATTACCGCATCATGGAACTCTTGCATCTTCAAAGGGGTTGTTTGAGTGCCGTCTTCTTTCTGGACTCCACCCTTCAGGAATGCTTCTCCTAATTCTTTTCCAAGGACATCAACGATCTCACGATCCGTCATATACTCGAATACAATCTTGTCTAAGATATAAAGAAATGGCTTAAATACTTG